AGTATACTAACAATACCATTAGACGGTTTATTACACATAATCCAGATATTGACATTTTTGGATTTTGCAATTTTTGGTCCAACACGATAGACGGTAATATTCCAAATACGCCACATTTACCTAACAAATTTTTGTCCGTGCTTGAACCTGTCGAATATCTTGAAAGAAGTAAAAATATTTATAAAGTATCCTCTATAAATACAATTGGAATACATCAAGTAGGGTATAATTTTTATAGTACTATGAAACATATAGTAGACTTAAAAATGTATCATTTTTATAAATGGTCATCTAAAGGTCGCGTAATAGAAAACTGTACAAATATTGTAGAGTTGTAGATTTCAACCAACATTGGTTATAATTCGCTATTAAAATATTGGTTACGAAACTTTTGCATTTCTTCATCGGGGAAATTATCAGTAAGAAAGTCTTCTGGTTTTTTCGTCTCTTTCAACAAGTTAATAATCATAAAAAGGGAATATACACCACATTCTGTCGGTTTTTTCTGGTGGTTTTTCTTATTCTCTATATAACGAAAATCTATTCCAGCAACTTTGCCTTGTTCTATAATTTTTTTAATCAACTTTTTCACTTCTTTGGGAGGCGGATTACCCGTACTATCGAAAAAGAATATATATTTCTGTTTTATATTCACAAACATAGATATCCAGTGTGAACCCGACAAATAGTGTGGGTCGGTGTTAAACACGAGTCCAATTTTATTCCTACCATTTCTTATGGATATATTCAAGTCAAAGTGACACAACTCTTCCCATACACATTCTCCATACATTTTGGGAGAGTCAAAATCGATCGGTGCTGCTCCTATAAAATCGAAATAAGGAAATTCTTTCTCATATTGTTTCATCACATTTTCAATATCAATACTATTTAACCACTCATTCGGATTTTTCTTCCAGTCATCGGGACTTTTCGGTGCAAATGTATAGTTCAACATTTCTTTATCTACTCCCGATGAAGCAAAATTCTGTTTTAACCAGCACGATTCCTTATTACATACACTTTTTAAATGTCGCTTCAATTCATTCCAAATTTCACGCGGATCATTCGTCGTTATCATAACATCAGGGTGACGAGCATTCCATAACTCTTTAAGCTTTATTAACGAATCATTACTATAACATGTAAAGTCATTTTCTTGTATTTTGGGACTACATTTCAGTTTTATAAATCCATCGGGATGTTTTTCTACTGGAGACGCGGATGCAGGTGCGGATACCCTATTTTCCATTTTTTTATTTTTATTCCCACGACTCGAACTCCGTTTATTCTTATTTTTTATTGTCTTTGACGCGCTTGACCGTTTCGATGATGACGCGGATGCACGTCGTTTACCTCTAAATTCAGACTTAAATTTCAAATTTTTATCTACAAATTTTAAAATATTCTCCATTTTTTTTGTTTTCATGACTGCGTATTTGTAACTACGTATATATTATTTGAATATAATTAATATATACATTAAGTTAATTTGATGAAATTATTCATTCATAATATTTAAAAAATCAATATTACTTTTTTCACTTTTGGTAACCTTGACATCTATTACTTCATTTGTATCTCCCCACTTAACACCATTATTGTTATTACTTATATTATTACCTATATTATTACCTATATTATTTTTTGTAAAACCCTTTTTAATATCCTTCCTTTTATATTTCGGGTCTTTCAAGTTAAGTTCTTTCGTTTTGGGTAGTATCATTTCATCTTGTGGTGGTGACGTTTTCGTAACAAAATTATCCATGGTGATAACTTTCTTATCTACCTGTTTCATAAACAACTTATTTGCTTCATCTATCGACCATCCTTCCATAGTATCAACACCCAAATCCACACCAGACGTATGGTCTAAAACCATACCTTTATAATCACCCTGTATACTATCCATGGTATCTTTAAATTTAAAATGCGAAACACACAAACGTGCAAATGTATTAAAAGCAGTTATTATAACATCGCTTACCGGACAGTCGCTATTATTATTAAGATTATTATACAAGATATCTTTCACCATTGCAGAAATACGTTTTCTATAAAACTTTTTTTCACTCTTCAATACAGTGTCGTGATCCAAATTATTCTTCTTTAAATATTTATTATATGTATCTGAATTCGCCATAGTTTCAAGAGTAATATAATTCACACTGTCTATGTTGTTTATATTTGCAGGGTTGCTTGGTTTTACACTACGAGATTCTACAATAGGTGCATGACTCTGTTCCTGTTCCTGTTCCTGTTCCTGTTCCATTTATGATGAACACATATAAAATAATATTATTTTAAACACGATTCGTGTTATAAATAATACATATTCATACATAATAATACTGAATACTAAATACTGAATAATGACTACTGATTATAGAATTGTTTCTCTTCTTCCGGCACAATATCTTTGTTCTCCATCCTAGTGTTATTATTAAAAAAATTATTCCCTAAATTATTAGGATTTTGGTTACAATGGTCAAAAATTTCCTTCTTAAATAAGTTCGGGAAAGGTTGTTTTATGGGGCTAGGAGGAACATATACATTATAAAGGTCGCTAGTCGAAGAGGGAACATACTCCGCCTGCTCGCAATTTTGCAGACCGAAAAACTGACTACGCAGCGTAGACTCGACATTCACGTTATTAGCAAACCCTGCCCAAGGCGCCATATTATTTCCAGGGTTAAACGTTGTATGAGGACTAAAAATAGGATAGTTATTAAAAGGCACAGTTGCCGGCTTATGTTGGTCTAAAATAGGCATATATCCATATTTTGTAGAGACGGGCAACTGAGTAAAAAATGGTTGAAGCGGTGCTGATGGAATATTTCTAGACGATATTCTATCATTTAATTCATCTTGTCTCTCAAATTGACACAAGTACAATTTATCTGGAACACCATGCATTCGGGGTTTACTATATACATGCGAAACAGAATCCATACGAATATATTATATTTACTACTATTACTATATTACTATATTATATTTTGTTATAATATTTAAAAAACAGGTTAAAGATAATAAATAATAATATATACACTGTTTCTGTTTGCGTTTCGTACCTATGTGTGGTATATTTTTCGTTCAAAATTTCTTCAACCAAGATACACTAAAAAAATATAAAGAATTTATATTAGAAAACATAAAGTCGTATCAAAGTGACTTCAGCAAAATTTCTCATCGCGGACCAGATAATAGTATTTTTCTAAATGACCGACAATTTTCAAACGACTATGCCTGTTTTTGGGGTTTTCATCGTCTTGCAATTAACGGACAAACGCCTGAAAGCAATCAGCCATTTTTTATAAAAAATTGTCGTCTTATTTGTAATGGAGAAATATACAACTTTCGCAGTCTTATAACAGAATTCGGTCTCGAGGAAGAATACAAGAGCAAATCAGATTGTGAGATTATTATTCATCTTTATAAAAAATTGGGTATCCGCGATATGTTACGACGCCTTGACGGTGTATTCGCATTTGTTTTGCATGACTATGATACAAATACAACCTACGTAGCTCGCGACCCTGTAGGTGTACGTTCACTTTTTATTTCGGGGTACGACTACTCATATAGCAATGCCATGATTATTTCGAGTGAATTGAAAGGAATCAATGAATGTTTTCGACCCAATGCGAAACAATTTCCACCGGGTTGTTATGCTACATATTCTAAAACCGCGACCAACACGTTTGACAATGCCAATACCGACACCCCATTTTTTAATTTTTATAGTTACTACGAAAATGTATCGATTACGCATGATGTTTTGACAGGACAAATCGAAAGAATGTACAACTATCCCACGGTGGAGGATACAGAAGAAAACATTTGCGCAAATATCGCCGCCCTATTCGAAGAGGCAGTCGTGAAACGCTTAATGAGCGAACGCAAAGTAGGTGCGCTTCTTTCGGGAGGGCTGGACAGTTCATCGGTTGTAGCAATCATGTGTCGCCATATGCCCGCAAAAGATTTGAATACGTATAGTATTGGCTTGAAAGGGTCGACGGATCTAATGTGGGCGCGAAAGGTGGCGGATTATTTGGGGACGAATCATCACGAAGTATGTCTCACAGAGGAGGAGTTTCTGGGGGCGATTGAAGAAACTATCCGACAAATCGAGAGCTATGACACGACATCGGTTCGCGCATCGGTGCCAAACTATTTGGTCAGTAAATATATTGCCGCGAATACGGATGACTGTGTTATTTATTGCGGAGATATGTCGGACGAGATTTTCGGGTCATATCGCGGGTTTATGAAGGCGCAAAATGACGAAGATTTCAAGCGCGAAAATGAGCGCATGGTTCGCGATGTTTGTTATTTCGATTTGCTGCGTTCGGATAAGAGCATTAGCGGTGCTGGTTTGGAGGCGCGTGTACCATTTGCAGATAAGAAGTTTTTGCAATATGTGATGGGTATTCCGCCGCGTTATAAGATGTTTAGCGACGAGCGTATCGAGAAATATATTTTTAGGAAGGCTTTTAATGGTTTATTGCCGGATGATATCCTATGGCGTAGAAAAGAGGCGTTTAGCGACGGGGTGAGCGGACACGAGCGAAGTTGGTTTCAAATTATTCGAGACTATATTGACACAAAGGTGAGTGAAGACGAATATAATACATATAAAAATGGTTGCTTAAAAACGGAGTACAATATACCTTATGATAAAGAGAGTTATTATTATAGAACCGTTTTCGAAAGACTATATCCGGGGTGTGAGCAAACAATCCCGTACTTTTGGCGACACCCGTTTTGTCAAGAGAAGGACCCATCGGCGCGTTTGTTAACATGTTACAAAAACACGGATTAACATGCGGATTTAGATGCGGTGCGAGGTGATACAAAATATGTGCATAGTAAACATATTTTGTATCACCTCGCACCGCATCTTAGTCCGTGTTCTTGTAACATGTTAACAAACGCGCCGATGGGTCTTTCTCTTCACAAAACGGGTGTCGCCAAAAGTACGGGATTGTTTGCTCACATCCTGGATAGAGTCTTTCAAAAACGGTTCTATAATAATAACTCTCTTTATCATAGGGCACGTTGTGCTCCGTTTTTAAGCAAC